CACGTATCACAGTCTTAGATTTATCGTCAAGAGAATGATAGGTCTTCATCATTTCAATTATCGCATCGTAAAATGCATTCCCATTTCCATCGTACTCCAACAGATCTTCAACATAATAACCGACTTCTTCTTCAGGAGAACGTTGAACAAAAATGTCACCCTCGCCAGTTCTGAGCCAAGTTTCGTTTACATCAAATTCTCGACATATAGAAAAGATCACTTGATCCGTAAGACGATTTATCCCGCATTCCCATTGCCCGACGGTGTTTCTTTTTACACCTAATTTATCCGCAAACTTTTGCTGAGTTAAATCCAAGACCTTTCTTAACTTCTTGATACGTTCGTTCATTTGATTCACCTCGCTTTCATGATTTGATTATAAATGGCAAGAAGCGAATAGTCAATAGAAAAGTCTTTAAAACAACAAAAAGCTATGAAAACAACATAAAGTGTTGACAAATGCTATTGAATGGCATATACTTGCCTTACAAACAACAAAAAAGTGAGGTGAGAAAAGCAATGAGTGAAAAAGAAAAGAAAGAAATCGCTGAAATGGTAGAAACAGCCAAACATCTGGCGGTACATGATCCGCAGGCATTCATGATTGCAAAAAGCAACATGGAGATCCTGAAGATTAGAGCGGACATGGATAAGCAGGAAAAAGAACCAGCATAAAGGAGGAATAAACATGTATGCAAACAGAAAGAACCTTGCAGCACTTTTCGGGGTAACGACTCAGACGGTTTACCGGAGAGTAAAAGGAATAGAAGCCTTGATCGGCGAAAGATACAACCAGTACGCCGTATTGGACAACCTGGTAAGCGTGGCTGTATATGCAGACTATGAAAAGTACCACACACGTCTGGAAGATAAGAACCTGAAAAAATATGTACCACCGTTTGACATGAAAGCGGCCGGAGCCTATATATTTGTAGATCTTAATAAGGGAGTGAGTGTGCTGTGATGAAATTAAAACCGGAAACACCGATATATGCAAAACTACAGATCAAGCGTCTGGAAGATGAATGTGAATCCCTGAAAACATGGATATGGAGAATGACGATCATTGTGGAGCTGCTGTTAATTGTAGCGCTGGCCGCCTGCGTGGCTAATTTCTACGCTATAACTTAAGGGAGCGAGCAAACATGATACAAGTGAGTAAAAAAATAAGGCACATCATTATGCGGATGATGTACCTCAAGACTTCTTCGCCTACCGAAAATATAAGTCAAAATTATAATACCATCGGCGGGCGAAAAAGTCAAGAAATACGGGCTAAATCGCCCGTTTTAAAACTTGATAAAGATATTAAATTCAGGATTATAACATGATAAAAAGAAAGACATATAGCTTTCAAGGTGGAGATATTCTGGACATAGAGGAGTATCACGATGGAAGGTATGGAGCGCCAGGCTTAAAGAGGATGAAAAGAAGAAAAGCCACAAAAGAAGATATGCTCCGAGTGAACAAATGGAACAAAGAGAAAAGATGCAGACAAAGGTTGCTGCAGTATTTTAAAGAAACAGATCTGTTCCTAACATGGACCTACAGCATAGAAGAACGACCTCCCGATATGCAGGCAGCCTTGAAAGATTTTAGACGGTCGATAGCAAAAGCCCGAAGGGCGTACAGAAAAAGAGGATACGAATTATTTTGGATCCGCAATATAGAACAGGGAACAAAAGGAGCATGGCATATACATCTGATAGTAAACGAAATCGGAGATTCGGCCAGCATCGTCCAGAAAGCCTGGGACCATGGAGGCACATGGATTACAGAAATCAAGAGAAGCAAATTTTATGACGAGGATTTCATGAAACTCGCCTGCTATATGACCAAGGACAAGAACACAACCGAACAGAAAAAAGATGGAACAGAAGGAAAACCAAGAATAAAAGAATCTAGCTATAACACATCCAAGAATATGCCTCTGCCGGATCCACATGAGGACAAGCTCCGGAGATGGAAAAAAGAGGTGAAACCGAAGAAAGGTTACTACATAGCGCGTATCTGGGAAGGAATAAATCCAAAAACGGGATATAAGTACCGGAGGTGCACGATGATTCGATTAAACAGGAGGATTTAAAATGTTGATATTGGACCGCTCAAGCGAAAACAAACTGGAAGAGCTGGTATTAGTATCTCGAAAACTCAATGGAGTATTGGGAGAAAACTACCCGGGAGTACATAAGATCGAGCCGGATCGTGCCGCGCTTCTCTGGTGCGCGATTGATGACGAGATAGCCAAGAGACAGGGTCAGATCGACAAGATACTAAACACAAAAAATGGAGCAGAACAGATAGTGCTCCGGAGAGCCTGCAGCGAGTTAAAGAAAGAATACGATCAGTACAACCAGCTCATGGAAGAGGTCTATAACGAAGAACTACTTCCGGCCACAATCCCGGAACTTCTGATAAGCTCAGTAAAGAGAGCGACTGCAGAAATGCATGAGATTAATAAAAATCTGCAGCATATGAAAGAGGTGCTGAACACCCATGTTTAGAGTAGATATTTTCACAGTCACGAAAGGCAGTTTTAATAGAAAAAATCTGGCAAAATACGGATTTGTATGCACCTGTGTAAAGAAGTCCGGAGAGGTTGGAAAAATCCAAGATACCGGTCAGATAAAAGGCACACGACACGAAACAGAAGTAAAGGCGATCACAGAAGCATTGAGCCGCCTGAACCAGTCCTGCGAGGTCCATATCCACTGTGAGGACACATTTGTGGTGAACATGATTGACTATCACATACATGAGTGGGCCGGAAACGACTTCCGGAAAGTTAACGGAAAGCCGATCGCCAACGCAGAAGGCTGGCAGAAGCTCTGGAAGAAGATGCAGGGGCATCTGATCCGAATGGAAAAGGGACGGCACAACTATAGTGATGAGATTAGAAAAATAATGGAGGATACATAGATGTTTGATAAATTTGGAGAATTTGACTCTGCTGAAGAGATTAACAGAGCGGCAGCAGCACAGTTAAAAGAAGGAGATCTGGACGCTATCAAGACAATAGCAGAAGAAAATGGCTTAGATCCGGAGGACGCAGAGGATTTTTGCACCGGTGCAATAGATTCTCTGACTACTCCATTACTGGCAGCGATCGGGAAATTGGAAATGGAATCGAAAGATTTAGGACTCAAAAACATGATGGAAGACTGGAAAAACTTCCTGATCCAGATGTGTGAAGAAAGTGACCAGATGGCGCAAGCCGTACGTAAGAAAGGAAAAAGTCTTGAAAAATGTATGGCACAGATATTAAAAGTATCGTTTGAAACGAAAACGCAACTGGATGATAGAATCGTACGGGCAGCAGGCTTAAAACCACCTATCTATCTTGGAATTCCTGGAAAAGCACAGATTAGAAAAATTGCAGAAAAATATTATAAGGGTGAAGAAAAATGAGAACATACAAAGGATTCACGGAAGATCTGAAAGCAACCTACGGGAACGGAATCTTCCAATACGAGCCTGGAAAAACATACAGGGAAGAGAAAAGTAAAACCAGAAGTACAGGCTTCCATGCTGCAGAATATCTCCCAGACTGCATGATGTGGTACGGGCTGAACGATAAAAGCCGGTTCTTCTTGTGCGAATCAGGAGGAAGTATCGATGAAGAGGACGGCTGCTCCATGGTAGTATCCACGGAATTGACGCTGATCAAAGAACTGGATCTGCTGGATATCGCCGGCCACACCATGATGTACATGGTCGAGCACCCGCAAAGAAAATGGATCAGTATGGTGGGTGGAGTAATGATCACAAGCGATGCTGCACATACAGGAGCAGGCAGACTGCTTGCAATAGCAAGAGGAGAAAGACCGATCGTATACGGGATTGAGGGAACGGCGGTCGGATGGATCCTTGAGAGCGAAGGAAACATTATAGCGGCCAAGGTTGGCGTAGTAGGGCAGAGCGGAATCAAACCGGGAGTAAAATATACGATCACAGCCAACCGGGAACTCGTGGAGGTGCAAGATGAAACGGAAAGCAATTGAGAAGATAGAACCAGCAAAGACCAGGAAAAAAGGACATATCGCGACAGTCCAGACATTAGACGATATTGCAATCATTAATGTATTCAATGACAAGGTTCTGGCGGCGAGATACTGCATCAACTGCAAAACAGGAGAACACGAATATTGGACCGAAAAGAATGGCTGGAAGAAAGGAAAACTCATAACAGCAATAGAAGGAAACTGGTACGAATGGGTATGGATGAAACATGATTATAAGTATCCAAAGATTGATTCAGAGGAAGATAGAAAGAGACTCTTGGATATAACACAGGATAAATATTGCGCAAACGATGTATGGAGTCGGATAGATCACATGGAATACAGTTACGATTATGACATTCGGCAGACTGCAGAACATAACAGAAGAGCGAAGATAAATAATTTCATGAGCAAAGCTCCTGCACTTCCCAAAGATGCAGATGAATGGTTCTTTGAAAAAACAGCTGGCGAGGATTATATGTTTAAAGAAAAAGGAACAGAGAACTTCAGCTGCACAAATTGTGGAGAATCATTTGACAGATCTGAGTTGACGCCGATACATCAGGGCAAAAAGAAAGCGATTCACAATGACATGGTGCGATGCCCGTCTTGCGGGAAACTCGTTCAGGTAAAAACGAGAACGGATCATATCACAGCCCCCCCTGAGAGCTTATATAAACTTGATAAGATCGACGAAACAGCAAGTGTATTAAGAATCTTCCGTGTAGATATCGAATGGGATTCCGGAAGGCATCGGATAGAAATTGATGAAGAAATACGCATTGTGATATACAAACAGGACCTCTTTAAGAGTAATAGATATAATTACAAGATTTTTTACAATATCCCATGGGAAGGATGGCATAAAAGCAACAACCTGAATTACCGAGCACGGGATGGCTATATGTATCCTGGAGATTACAAGGGAACGCTGAAGAACACTGCTTATGAAGCTGGCACAAGGATCATAGAATTCCTGGCAGCAGCCGGTTGGAAATTAAACTACAACCGTCTGCTATCCGGAGTATATCAGGTAAAAGGTTACGCAGAAAAGATAGAATATCTGGCCAAAGGACGATTCCGGAATCTACTGAGAGAAACTGTTGCATGCACGGAATATCCGGGATGGAACATGGCATACTACGGACCATTAGACATAAGGGCAAAGAACATAAATAAAATGTTCTACATCAACGATCGGCAAAAAATCAACCGGATCCGTGACGAAAACGGCGGAAATGAAATGGTTCGCTGGATGCAATATTCAGACGAAACAGGAGAAAAGATACCGACAGAAACTCTGAGATGGCTGCTGAGATGCGGACTTGGACCGGAAAATATTAGATATCATGCCGGAAAGTATCTGAGCACTACACAGCTGATGAATTACATCAGCAGGCAGCAGAAAGAACAGTATCCGGGATTCACGGAAGAAGCTGTCCTGGAACAGTACAATGACTATCTAAGCATGTGTAAAGCATGCAAAAAGAATATGAAGGACGAGCTTACATATCGACCGAGAGAGCTGAAAAGACGGCACGATGAAATTGTGATCAATAAACAGCAAATGGATATTCTGAAAGAAATGATGGCAAGCCAGAAAGAAAGAGAGCAATATGCTCAGGAAATGCGCGAGAAGTACCCAACGGCTGAGAAGACCTTACACGAGATCAAAGAGCGCTATGAGTATGAAAACGAAGAGTACAAGATCATCGTACCGGAATCACTGGTAGATATCGTAAAAGAAGGACGTGCCCTGCATCATTGCGCCGGCAGCAGTGAACGGTATTTTGACCGAATTGAAACAAGAGAAACCTATATCTGCTTCTTGAGAAGAAAAGAACAGGAAGGCGTGCCGTTCTACACGATTGAGGTAGAGCCATCCGGCACGATCAGACAGCACAGAAGCTACATGGACGAAGAGCCGGGAATTGAACAGATCAGAGATTTCCTGAAGGAATGGCAGAGGGTACTGAAGAAGCGTCTAACGAAAGCAGACAAGGAGCTGGCCAAGATCAGTAAAGAGAAAAGAGATGCAAATATAGAAGATCTGAAAGCAAAGAACAATACAAGAGTCCTACAAGGACTGGCAGAAGACTTCATGGATGCAGAAGAAATTGAAGAATTATTAGAAAAGGCGGTATAAGATGGACGAGCTTATAAATTATAACGGGTATGAAGAGTTTAAACAGGCAGTAAACAGAGTGTTAAACAGAACGGTAGAGGACTTTGTCCTCACCGGCTACCTGTTGAAACAGGCAAGGGATACAGATATTCTGAAAGATTCTGGATATAACGATGTAAATGAATTTGCCTGGGGCGAATACAAACTGGATGCCTCACAGGTATCAAGGTATATAAGAGTCAACGATAAATTCTCAGAAGGTGGCTATTCTCCAAAGCTTCAGGAGCAGTACCAGGGGTTCGGCTATGCGAAACTAGCACTGATGCTGACGCTTCCGGAAGAAGTAGTGGAAGAACTAACACCAACATACAGCAAAACAGAGATTCAGGCAGTAAAAGAGGAAATCGAAGAGGAAGAGAAAATCACGGATATCGAAGTAATCCTGGAAGGACAGAAGGAAGAACAGAAAGACCTCGGCAACCTGGAGAAAGCATTGCACCAGATATTCCATGATGAACCGGAATTATATAAAACCATGCACGAAACAGTACGGACAACCTGCGGAACAAAATATCTGCAGGAAGTACTTGCACCGGACGGAGATAAGATTTACAGCATCCGAATCCAGGGAATTGGCCGAATCATGCTCTATATGCACGAATCCAAAGACATTACATTACATATGGTCCGGTCGGGAGAGAAAGAGTTCTATTCCTGGGACGATGCATTAAGCTACTGCGCAATGATCACAGACAGTGACGATGCAGAAAAGACCTGGGAAGAGGTGTATGGAGAAGAATTCCCGAAAAAAGAAGAAATTGCACCGGTGCAACCGAAAAAGAGAAAAGAATCCAAGGTGGTAAAAGCGAAGAAACCAGAACGGAAACCTATAAAAACGGAACGATCGGAAACAAAACCAGCCGATTCAGAAACAAAACAGCCGGATTCACCGATAAAAAGCGAGGAATTACCGACAGAAAATGAAGAAAAAGCTACTAAGACACCTGACACCACTACAGTATCTGCAGAACCAGAAGAAAAAGAACCGGAAAAGACAAAAGAAACTCCGGAAACAAAAACCGAGTTCCAACAGGAAAATACTGATGAAACTCAGATTCCGGGACAGACAGAACTGACCAAAGATTTCCCGGAATACTGCCCGCCGAATATGAATCCACCAGAACAGCAGGAGTTACCTGAAGAAGTAAAGCCAGCATACGCCACCAGAAGATTATATATATCATCTGTCGATGCCGATACGGCAGCAGAATACATGGGAAAAGCCATGGAAAAGGCAATCCGCAATATGCCGGGAGTAAGTTTCGGAGTCTTGACGAAGGAATCGTTCTGGAAAGAATTCTTCGAAACCGAGGTTGATCGGAATGGAGCTGAGATTGAATGTGTGAATTAATGTTTCCGAAGCCAACCAAAAAGAAAAAAAGAAAGCACCACCAAGCTCCGATCGTGGACACCGTAAAAGGCGAATGCTTCCTGTGCCGACTGGAAGGCATCCGCCGGCAGCAGTACACGGAAGAACATCACGTATTCTATGGTGGCGGCCTGAGAAAAGTAAGTGAAGAGAATGGCTTTAAAGTCTATTTGTGCAGAGAACACCACAAAGACGGACAAAGAGCAGCACATAATTGCAGAGAGACCAGAGAATTGCTATGCCGGATCTTCCAGAGGAAGTACGAAGAAACCCACACAAGGGAAGAATTCAGAGCATTAGGCATAAAGAATTACTTGGAGGATGAAAATGGATAGAGAGATATTATTCAAAGCAAAGCATGAACATGTAGTAGTCGCAAATAAAGACCTGGAAGGACAATGGGTAGAAGGTCTTCTCTGGGATGAAGACTATATTTATAGCAAAGACCTGGAATGCGAAATGCTAATTGACAAAAATACCATTTGCGCCTATACGGGATTGCATGACAAGAACGGCAAAAGAATATGGGAAAACGATATCCTGATGTGTCACGACAATCCGAAAGATCTTGTAAAAGCAGTATTCGGAGAGTTTAACGTCATAGAAGTGGAAAGCGAAGAAGTAATAGACAGTGTAATCGGATGGCATTACGAAGTGATTCCGACGGATGCGCTCAGCAAATGTGAGCCATTCTGCTATCCAATGCCATTAACGGACTTTCATATTAAGGCGAACAAGATGGAAGTAATAGGCAATATGTTTGATAATCCGGAATTATTGGAGGAAGTGTAATGAGAAGATGGTTGGTGAAACGACCGAAAGACGAAGTTGTCGTAACGATTATGAAAAATAAATTAGATGACACATATTCTTTTATAAATCTTACGAAAGAACATATATGCCCATGCAAGTTTGAAAGTGTAGATGATGCTTTAAAAGATATAGATGAGAAAATTAAAAGTGGAGAGGTTATTAGATATTTTGAATTAAGATAATCGAAGTGGATAGGCAGGAATCATTAAAGAAAAGTGAGAATAAACATGGCAAAGATATTTAAAGTAAGTGGATACATAGTGGATGTTAACGGAGATTCCAATGTAGATGAAGTTATTGCAGAAGTTAGCCCTGGCTTTGATGGAATGATAAATCAGCATATCCATGTGGAAGAAGCTGACATTGGAAAGTGGAACGACGAAAGCCCTTTGAATTACGACAACTGTGACCTTGCAGATTGTGAAAAATACTTCAAGAGAAAAGTTCCAGTAGATAACGACAGAAATGTTATGGCCGGACAGGTCTACAGACATTTCAAGGGGCATACAGTGAAAGTCTTGCATATTGCACAGGACACCGAAGCACCGGGACAATTCTGTGTAGTATACGAATGCGAGGACGGAGCTATTTGGAGCAGACCTTACGGAATGTTTGTGAGTGAGGTTGACCATGTGAAACATCCAAATGCGAAACAGAAGTATAGATTTGAATTGATGGAGAGTGATAAAAATGAGACTGATTGATGCTGATGCAGAGATAAAGAAAATCGAAGAAGAAATTGAGCGGTCATGCAAAGCCATTGACCGCTGGAGATCAGGAGGAATGCCTGGCAGCAGTCTATATGATATAGACGCGAAGGTCCGGCAGATCAAAAATAATATAGCAGACTGCAAACGGGAAATCCGTATGCTGAAAAGCTACACTACAGCATACAATCCCGAAGCAATTGTAAAGAAACTGGAAGACAAGGTAGAATATGCCGGAAGATTAATGGTAGAAAAACCGGCGGATAAGCTTGATGAAATTGCCAATAATACAGCAGAAGATTACATACAGGCATATACAGAAGCAATCGAATTGGTGAAAGGCGGTGGAAACATTGAACAGCCAGGAATATGACCAGATAGAAGAGGCGGCCGACAGACTGCAGCACGAAGCAAGTGTCAAATGCAGCAGAGAGCTTGAAAAAGCTCAGAAGTATAAAGAAGGTTACACACAGGGAGTAGAAGATCTGCTGAGATGCATAAGAAGAGGTGAATGACATGGAGATAAAAGAAAAATTAAAACACTGGTTCATAATGGTAAGCACAAACCGGTGCCTGGGATGCTGCTTATTCTGCGAGTGGTGGAACATGTGTAAATGGGAAACGGAGGACAGGAGAAAGAAATCATGATACAGAAACACCCAAAAGATTGGCATGAAGTACTTACAAAAGAAACGGAGAGATAAAGAATGAGTTTACAAGAATGGGCAAAAAATGAAGTTGAAATCGCATGCAAAAGAGAAAATCCGGATAGAAAAGAAGGCGAATTTGATTATGGATGCGCTTGCTACGAAAGTGCATTAAAGGCATTTGAGAGCTTATGCGAAGATGGTCACAGTGGTATGAGTATCGGATTCACAAAACAGATTTTGAATAGACTGATCGATGGAAAGCCACTGACTCCGATAGAAGATACAGAGGAAATGTGGAAAAGATCATGGACAGATGAGAAAGGAAAACATTATCAGTGTTCGAGAATGAGTAGCTTGTTTAAAACAGTAACTCCGAATGGAGAAATAAAGTATTCAGACATTAATAGGTGTTACTGTGTTAATCGCAATCATCCTAATTATGGATACCACAATGGATTTATCGGAAGTATATATGATGCGATGTATCCGATCACGATGCCATACGCACCGGCGGATAAACCGGACAAAATAGTTTGTGATGAGTTACTCACAGATCCTAAAAATGGAGATTATGATACAAAAGCAATAATTTACATAGAAAAACCGGATGGGAAGAAAGTGAAAATAAACAGATATTTTAAAGAATCCGAAGAATCATTTAAGGAAATATCATGGTTAGAATATCAAATCCGCAGATACAAAGACTGGAGAAGGAGGAAGTGGTTAGGAAATGACGAGGAAAGACATTCTTAAAAAATACGGATTCAGCTGGATGAGCAATGTCAACCTGAAGGAAGAACTTTCGGAACAGGCGGCAGCAGAATTTGAAGATTTGATAAGAACCCTGGCCGAACATAACCGTGGACTAGCACCACCAGAAACAGGCTGGAAGAAACGGATGTACAACCAATTCATGAAAGGAGCAGGCAGATGACACGAAACATGATCATCGGGATATGGCTAACAGCATTCCTGCACCCTGTAATTTTCCCATGCGTCCTACACACAGCAAAGGAGATGGAAAAATGGTGGGACAAGAAGAGAGTACTGTGGCACGTAGAGCAGCTCCGGAAGATAGAAGAAAAATATAAAGAATAGCACCAACCGGGTATTGTATCACACGCAACCGGACGATATAGAATTCCCGCCGGCGGAGAAAGGAGCATCGTTGAAAGACGTAAGCACAGAACAGGCGAAGATCATCAGAAAGATGGTCCTCGACAAAAAAACGAATAAAGAAATAGCAGAAACTACCGGATTAAAGTACTGGGAAGTACGAGATTATATTCAATATATCGGACTGGCCGGAATCAGAGAAGAGATGCTCGGAAGAAAGCCGGGAAGACGAAAGAAAGATGGCTACAACAAAGGGAAAGACGGTCCCAATGCGGATAGACACCTGTGTAAGACCTGTGTATATCGTGGAAGACATGATCAGGTTGGGAACTGTAGCTATATTGAAATAGAGGGGCATAGCAGAGGAATGCCGGCAGCAGAATGCACGGTGTACAAAAAAGGCAGAAAACGAAGGCAGGCATTGTGGTAAGGGCTAAAGAAAGAGTATGGGGAAAGGAGCAGATATTATTGGAACAGATGACAAAGGAAAGACTACTGTCATACAGGAGCAATAAGGCAGAAATACTGGAACTTGACTATGCAATTAATAATAGATGGAAATCGGATACGATGATCGGGAATGATGTTATATTCGATTACAGCAAGGGATATCCGATGCCACAGAGTGTGACGGGTTTTGATTCTGAAAAGTATGAGCGGCTACAAATTCGTGATATGGAGAGAAAAGAAAGACTGAAGAAAGAATGTGAGGAGATAGAACGTTTTGTAGATGATATCAAAGACAGCATAACTCACCGGATTTTCAGGATCTATTTTATTGACGGAAGGAAAAATGTAACATTGCGAGAAGTTGGAAAGCGAGTACATATGGGAAGAAGTGGAGTTGGAAAAAGAATTGAAAACTTTTTAAAAGTGTCCCGTAATTCCCATGATTCTCATTTACAATAATACTTGAGCCAAAGGCGGAAAACCGTCGGCTCGATTACAGGTTCAACGAAGACATCCGGCATATCGGATGTCTTTTCTTATAAAGGAAACGTGAAATACATGAAAAGAAATAGACCGGATAAAGATGGGACTCATCGAGGAGCGTTTGAAAAGAATAAGAAGAAAATATATGCAACACAGACCGTGTGTGGAATATGTGGGAAACCAGTAGACTTTTCTTTAAAGTATCCGCATCCGCTATCACCTTGCATTGATCATATAATCCCGATTGCTAAGGGCGGTCATCCGAGTGATATAGACAATATGCAACTGGCGCACTGGACATGCAATAGACAGAAGAGCGACAAGTTGATAGATAACAGTGTGACAAAGCAAGATGAAATATTAGGGAACCGTGTACTGCCACATACATTCAATTGGAGTGATTATAGACCTAAATAATTTTAATGGACAGGGGGCATACCTCCCCCACCGTGGGCGCGCGCGGACTTCACACCGTCACTGCGAAAAAAAACACACGCCGGAAAAAAATAGCGTAGAAAGGAGAAATAAATGGCAGAGTACAGAGGCATAGAGTACATGAGAAAAAAGCTGAATCGAAAGCGAAGCCGAGTCTTAAGGCGGTATAAATTCTATGAGATGAAAAATATAGCACGGGACATGGGGATCGCTACGCCGCCCAGCCTACAATGGTTGCAGGCTGTACTTGGCTGGAATGCAAAAGCTGTAGATTCGATTGCGGATAGGCTTGAATTCAGAGGATTCCGTGACGATAATTTTGACATGACTGGGATATTTAGGATGAACAATCCAGATATTCTGTACGATTCTGCGACGTTGTCGGCATTGATTTCTTCCTGCTGTTTCATATATATATCGAAGGGAGAAGATGATTTCCCGAGATTGCAGGTAATTGATGGGGCGAATGCAACTGGCATTATTAATCCAATCACGAATCTTCTTACGGAAGGCTATGCGGTTCTGGAACGTGACGATTACGGAAAAGCGACTGTAGAGGCTTATTTTGTGGAAGGGTGGACGGTAATATACAGAAATGGAATTCCGGATCAACTTTTTGAAGAGAATGTGCCAGCACCATTATTAGTGCCAATTATATTCCGGCCAGATGCTAAGAGAGCATTTGGACATTCTAGAATCAGCCGGGCATGTATGTCAATCACAGAATCGGCCATGAGAACCTTGAAGCGGTCTGAGATTACAGCCGAGTTCTACTCATTTCCACAAAAATATGTAGTTGGTCTGGATCCAGATGCGGAACAGATGGATAAGTGGAAAGCTACCGTATCAAGCCTCCTGCAATTTGATAAGGACGAGGACGGAGGTTCGCCAACCTTGGGACAGTTCCAGCAGCAGTCTATGGCACCACATCTAGATCAGCTTAAAATGTTTGCTGCATTGTTTGCTGGAGAGACTGGGTTGACATTAGATGATCTAGGATTTGCAACGGAGAATCCGGCTAGCCAGGAAGCAATCAAGGCATCACACGAGAATCTGAGACTGACAGCAAGAAAAGCACAGCGAGCATTTGGCAGTGGATTTCTGAATGTTGGCTATCTGGCTGCGTGCCTACGTGATGATTATCAATATTACCGGAACCAGGTATATATGACTACACCAATCTGGGAGCCAGTGTTTGAACCAGATGCAGCAATGCTGTCCAATATTGGGGATGGAGCAATTAAGATTAACCAGGCAGTGCCAGGATATTTCAATGCAGATAACTTAAGAGATTTAACTGGAATTAACATGAGCAATCTGCCAGTAACTCCGGAGGTGTAGACTATGGAGGACATCACACCAGGACTTTTGGAGAAGATACAGAAACAATTCTATCATGATATTGAAAAGAGCAGCATCATTAAAAACTTCAAGAAACAGGCACAGAGAGGTAAGACTTCATACAGCCAAGCGAACGAGGTGGCACAAGAGATTGGGAAAATCTTAGCGCAATCATATTCGGACAATTTATCATCTGATATATTGCCGGATGGAAAGATGTATTATAACATTGCTTCCAGAGTATTGGACCCGACGTTGAGGGGAGCTTATGAGATGGTGGCAGATAATGCAGCTATTGTACAGCAGATCGTGAACGAAGCAGCAGGCATTGGAATTAAAACAATAAGAGCACAAATCCAACAGGATAATATAGACGGTATTGTAAATCGGATTTCAAGTGAAGAATATTTCGACGATGTGAAATGGATTCTCGATGCACCTGTACGGAATTTGGTTCAGAAAGCAATGGACGATACTGTTCAGAAAAATGCAGATTTTCATACAAAAGCTGGATTGAGACCAAAGATTATACGGAGATCATCTGGACATTGTTGCGAATGGTGTAATCAGGTAGCCGGAACATATGTATATCCAGATGTTCCTAAAGATGTGTTTCGGAGACATGATAATTGTGATTGCATTGTTGAGTATTATCCGGGAGACGGTAAAAAGCAAAATGTATGGACAAAAGAATGGAAATACGAAAAAGAATCTGATAAAATAGAAGAAAGAAAACTACAGGGATTAAGTCCGGAATCAGATGCGATTATACGAAATATACGGGAAAAGATAATTCCGGAACAAAATCGTGAAAAGATTGCATCACGACAGGAAATACACCGACAAGGGACAAAGATGTATGAAGCTAGAAAAAAGAGTCTGGAAGCAAAAGGACAATTTGGACCTTCTTACATTACGGTATCGAACGAAGAAATTCAATCGCTTGTAAAGGAATTTTCAGGGACAGGAATTATTAAATATAATAGTCAAGGTAATTGGGATTCAAAAGAAATCATAACGACAAATGATAAAATCATAGGAGTAGTTGTTGATAATCGAAACGGAAATAGTGCAGAGACATCTGTGTTTAAGATTCACTACGCTAAAGATGGAATGCATATAGTTCCAGATTATCCAAGTAAAAAGAGGTGAGAGTTATGACATACGAGGAAATAAAAGAATTCATAGGTAAACAAGTCATCGTAAGAGATGTCGGAGGAAAAAGTTTTAAAGGTATTATAACTAATACGGAGAGTGAGTATGATACATCATCTGGAAAAGAAGAAATAGAATTAGATGCCGGAAAAGTATTTTATGGAATTCCATTAGATGAGATAAAAGATATAATAGAAATCAAATAAGCTGCCAGATTATTCTGGTGGCTTATATTTTTGAGGAGGCTACATGGGAGAAGTAAGGAAGGGGCGGCAGACCCCGACGCAATCTGTCGTGCTGCCTTATTCTTCAACATATGGAGCTGAAGCAATAGATATTTACAATTCGACAGGAAGAACTGCACAGGAGTGGCAGGAGCTTCTTCTGTCAGACATTTTGGCCGTAAACGAAGAGGGGTTATGGGTACATACCAAATTCGGGTATTCAGTCCCAAGGCGTAATGGAAAGAATGAAATTGTTGCAATAAGGGAGATGTATGGGCTAAAGAAAGGCGAAAGAATCCTACATACAGCACATAGAACCACAACTACACACAGCGCATGGGAACGACTTTCGAATTTGCTAAAGAAAGCAAATATCGAGGTCGTTTCTTCGTATAAGGCATTTGGAAAAGAACATTTGGAAGTTGCTGGCGGTGGAATTATCGAATTCCGAACCAGAACATCAAAAGGCGGTCTGGGAGAAGGATTTGATCTACTGATTATCGATGAGGCACAAGAGTACCAAGATGATCAGGAGAGCGCATTAAAATATGTCGTAACAGATAGTAAGAATCCACAGACAATATTTTGCGGAACACCACCAACTCCAGTCAGCTCCGGAACGGTTTTCGCAAAATTCCGTAAGGCAACCTTGGAAGGACAAACGGTTAACTCCGGGTGGGCAGAATGGTCAGTGCCGGAGCAGACAGATATAAGAGATATAGACGCCTGGTATGAGACAAATCCATCTCTAGGAACAGTATTCACGGAAAGATCTGTAACTGATGAGATCGGTTCAGATCCGATTGATTTTAATATCCAGCGATTAGGATTATGGATTCGCTATAATCAGAAATCAGCTATCAGCGCAACAGAATGGAATGAACTAAAAGCTGATGACCCACCGGAGCTTACAGGAGATCTTTTTGTGGGAATCAAATACAGCAAAGATGGGAATGTGGCAATGGGAGTTGCATCTAAAACAAACGATGGAAAGATATTTCTTGAATGTATTGATTGCCGTGAGGTACGTGCAGGAGATACATGGATATTAGCATATTTGAAAGAATGGAAAGCAAGGAAGGTGATTATTGATGGCGCATCAGGGCAGCAGTTAATGGAAAATGAAATGAAAGATTATGGTATAAAGAATTCACACCTACCCACTGTGAAGGAAATCATTGCAGCAAATGCCTCATTCGAACAGGGATTATATCAGAGGAATATAGTTCATTCTGGTCAGCCGTCACTGGTACAGGTAGTAAGTAACTGTGAAAAACGGTCGATTGGGACCAATGGAGGTTTTGGCTACAAGGCAATGAAGGAGGAAATGGAAGTTGCATTGCTCGACAGCATAATTCTTGCATACTGGGCGTGCAGTGAGACAAAAACCAAGAAAAGAAAACAAAGAATTAGTTGTTAAAGGGCACCTGAACAGGGTGTCTTTTTGCATATTACGCAACCCAGCGGTTAATGGAGAAAGGAGCAACAACAATGGCAGAATTTACACCAATTACAACACAGGAGCAGCTTGATAAAGTAATCGGAGAACGCATTGCGGGAGTGAAAGCAAAATATGAAGGCTTTGATGATTACAAGAAAAAAGCAGAAGATTATGATGCTCTAAAAACAAAATCCGATGGTTTTGAACAGCAGATTGCAGCGTTGAACGAGGAAATTAACGGTGATGGAAAAAAGAACATCGGATACAAGAAACAGCTTGAAGAGGCGCAGGGTAAGATCAAGGGATACGAGACCAGTTCTCTCAAGATGAGAATTGCGCATGAAAATGGAATCCCATATGAACTTGCAGGTAGATTAAGTGGATCTGATGAAGAGGAAATCAAGAAAGATGCCGAGACAATGGCAAAATTCTTGAGAAAAAAAGATGTTCCTCCACTTGCAGGAGGAGATCCACAAAAAATTGATGACAAAAAGACAGCAATGAAAGGCATGCTGGCTAGTTTGAAAGGAGAATAAAAAATTATGGCAACATCAAAAGGAACAATGTTTGACCCTACACTGGTCAAAGATCTTATTACAAAAGTAAAAGGGAAGTCAGCACTGGCTGCATTATGTGGTCAGACACCGATTCCATTCAATGGATTGAAAGAAATGATTTTTTCTATGGACAATGAAATTGATATTGTCGCAGAAAATGGAAAGAAAACCGAAGGCGGTATTGCTATCGCACCAGTTAAAATTGTACCGGTTAAGTTTGAATATGGTGCAAGAATCTCTGATGAATTTATGATTGCTACAGAAGAAGAACAGTTGGATATTTTAACAGCGTTTAATGATGGATTTGCGAAGAAAGTAGCGAAAGGACTTGACCTTGCAGCTATGCATGGTATTAACCCAAGAACGGGAACAGTATCTGCTGTAATTGGAGACAATCATTTTGACGCAAAGGTTACGCAAACTGTAGATTATGCGTCAGCAACACCGGATGCAAATCTGGAAGATGCGATTGCGGTAGTAGATGGTTCTGAAGGAGATGTAACAGGACTCGCGCTTTCGAAGACGTTCGGATCAGCAATGGCAAAAGTCAAAGCGAATGGAATCAAGCAGTATCCGGAATTTGCATTTGGAGCATCACCTGCAACATTTAACGGAATCCCGACAAGCGTCAACAAAACTGTATCTGGCGGAACAACGAAAGACCACGGTATTATTGGAGACTTCCAGGGAGCGGTTAAATGGGGATATTCAAAGGAAATCCCTATGGAAATTATTCAGTATGGTGATCCGGACAACTCAGGAAAAGACTTAAAAGGATATGGTCAGATCTATATCCGTGCAGAAGTATATCTGGGATGGGGAATCCTGGTGCCAGAATGGTTTGCAAGAATTAAGGAGGTATAGTATGAAGTATAAAAATACAAAAACGGGCGCAATTATCGAAACGAGTACAAGAGTTTCTGGTGAAAACTGGAAACCTGAGATTGATGAAGAGCCTGAGAAGAAAAAAACGCCATCTAAAAACCAGGGGGCTGGAAAAGATAAATCACAAGAGGGTACAGAATAATGGAGCCATTTGCTACGTTAGAAGATATATCTATTCTGTGGCGAGAACTTAAGGAATCCGAGTATAGCAAGGCAGAGCAGCTTCTGACAGTTGTCTCGGATTCTCTGAGATATGAAGCCAACAAAGTCGGAAAAGATTTGGATAAAATGATTGAACAGAATGAGGCGTTGCGAAACGTTGCGAAATCTGTGACTGTTGACGTGGTAGCGCGTACACTTATGACATCGACAGACACAGAGCCAATGACACAGATGTCTCAATCAGCTCTGGGCTATTCTGTGACAGGAACATATCTGATTCCTGGAGGCGGTTTATTCATTAAGAAATCCGAGTTATCCAGACTAGGTCTTAGAAGACAGAGAGTTGGGGTGATGGATATTTATGGCATCGATGATCAAGGGAATTCCAGTAACACTGTATGAGAAGACAGTAATTGGAAAAGATGAATTTGATCACCCGTTATACCGAGAGATACCAGTGACAATTGAGAATGTGCTTGTAGCTCCGGCATCGACCACGGAGATTCTGGACACATTAAATCTGACCGGAAAGAAAGCGGTATACAATATTGCAATTCCGAAAGGAGACAATCACACTTGGCAGGATTGCCGAGTGGATTTCTTCGGAATGTCTTGGCAAGTGATTGGGTTCCCGCAACAAGGCATTGAAGAGAATATCCCGTTAGAATGGAATCAAAAATGGCAGGTGGCATTATATGGGTAAGACGAAGATTGTTTTGAACCGTGCTGGCGTTAGAGAGTTAATGCAGTCCCCGGAAATGCAGGCAATCCTTGCGGAACATGCGAATAAGATAGCCAGTGCATCAGATACAGAAGCATATGTAGCACAGACGCGAGCGGTTGTAAAGGTATGCGGAGATGACGGTAATAACGGATTATTGAAGGCGGTTGGAAAGCATGGTGGAAAAAATCGTTAAGGATTATCTGCAGTCCAGTCTTGGAATACCGGTTAGGCTGGAAGAAGAGGATGATCTTGGAAATGAATATGTATTGATTGAAAAGACTGGATCTGGCGGAGAAGACCATATCAAACGGGCAACTCTGGCTATCCAGTCTTATTCTACGTCCCTGTACGGGGCGGCATCGCTCAACGAGCGGGTAAAAGAAGCAATGGAAGAAATAATCGAATTGGACGATATCAGTAGATGTGAGCTTAATACGGATTATAACTACACTGATACAGCAAGGAAAAAATATCGGTATCAGGCAGTATATGATATCGTCCATTATTAGGAGGGATAAGATGAACACAGAACATGTAAGTGCAGGAAAGCCCAAAATTGGTGGAGCAATCTATCGAGCACCATTAGGAACCGAACTTCCAACCGATGCAAAAACGGAACTGAATGCAGCGTTTAAGGAACTGGGGTACTGTTCAGAAGATGGAATCACGAATTCTAATAGCCCTGAGACGGATAACGTGAAGGCGTGGGGCGGCGACACTGTTCTAGATTTGCAAACAAGCAAAGAAGACAGTTTTAAATATAAGTTACTCGAAATCACAAATATCGAAGTTTTAAAGGCTGTATATGGAGACGAAAATGTAACTGGAACATTAGAAGAAGGGATCACAGTAAAAGCTAATAATAGCGAGGCGGAAGCGTGCGCCTGGGTAATCGACATGATTTTGAAGAAAGCGCTAAAACGAATTGTGATTCCATCGGCAGCAGTTACAGAGGTAGCAGATATTGTCTATAAAGACAGCGAAGCTATTGGATATGAGACAACACTCAAGGCTACACCAGATTCAAGCGGACAGACTCACTATGAGTATATCGTAAAGAAAGGGAAGTAAGATGAATACAGAAAAAAATGAAGTGGCAGCAATTACAGGAACAACAGAAAGCGGGTTTCGGTACACTTTACCGCCAGATACTCTAGACGATTATGAATTATTGGAAAACCTGTGCGACATTGATAATGGAGATGCCTCTAAGATTACAGGGGCTGCCAGACAACTCCTTGGAGATGCACAAATAGAAGCACTTAAGGACCACGTAAGAAAGGAAAATGGAAGGGTTCCAGCTTCAAAAATGGTTGAAGAAATTACCCAAATATTCAAAGGATCTCAAGTAAAAAACTCTTAGCCCTCGCCCACATGATCAACGTAGATGAAGAGGCGTTGATTTGTGATTTTGCAGAAACATATCGCATTTATGACTATAAGTCCCTTCCGTTACGGACGGTGGGGACTTTTGCGTGTGGGTTGAGGCATGATTCAAGAATCGGAATGAGAATATCTGATTCAAAACTTACAACAGACCAAACACTATTGGCGCTGGTTGCTGATAATACGAGGGCAATTGCATGGCTGAATAGTTCAGACGGCGCAAAAGGAATTAATCGTCCAAAATCATTGGTAGAGGCGCTGATGGGAGAAAAGAAAACTACAGAAAGCGTAATCGAAACGTTTGATACAGGACAAGATTTCGACGATGAGTGGAGACGACTGACAGGAGGTGAGAAGTAGTGGCTACAGAACTTGCAAAAGCATATGTGCAGATTATTCCGTCTGCACAGGGAATCAGTGGAAAAATTCAACAGGCAATAGACCCAGAGGCGGAACCGGCGGGGGCTTCATTTGGAAGTAAATTAGTCGGAAAGTTAAAAGGGATTATTGCTACCGCAGCAATTGGAAAAGCGCTAGGATCAGCAATCGGTGAGGGAGCAAATCTTGAGCAAAGCCTTGGTGGAATTGAGACGCTATTTAAGGATAGTGCTGATAAGGTTAAGGCAAATGCTGCAAATGCTTACAGAACAGCTGGAATGAGTGCTAATGATTACATGGAATTAACCACAAGTTTCTCAGCAAGCCTCTTGTCCAGCCTTAGTAATGATACATCTAAAGCGGCTGACGTAGCCGATACGGCAATGACTGATATGTCTGATAATGCCAATAAAATGGGAACCAACATGGAAGATATCAAGAATGCCTATCAAGGTTTTGCAAAACAAAATTATACCATGTTGGACAACTTAAAATTAGGTTACGGTGGCACAAAGACAGAAATGGAGCGATTGCTTACTGACGCGCAGAAAATCACTGGTGTAAAGTACGACATCAACAATTTGTCGGATGTATATTCGGCTATTCATGTAATTCAAGGGCAGTTGGATATTACAGGAACAACAGCTAAGGAAGCGGCAACAACCATATCCGGTTCTTTCGCCTCCATGAAGGCCGCAGCGCAAAATGTTATGGGTCAAATTGCTCTCGGAATGGACATAAAACCAGCTTTGTCAGCACTGGCAGAGACGATGACAACTTTTCTTGTTGGGAATTTACTTCCTGCAGTATGGAATGTAATTTCTGCACTTCCAGGGGCGTTAGTAACATTTATACAGACTGCTACACCACAGTTGGCAACTGCATTAATGCAATTTGTGCCAGAGATTGCAACACAAGTCCAAACCGCATTGCCACAGCTATACGAAATGGCAAACGGAATGCTGCTACAGATTACAACTGCAATTCAAACAAATCTACCTGGGTTATTACAACAAGGGGTTAGCATCGTGACAAATATTGCAAATGGAATATTGCAGAATATTCCGCAATTACTTGCAATGGCAGCGACATTGATGGCTAATTTTGAAAATGCGATATGGTCAGCTCTACCACTTGTTTTAGCGGCCGGAGGTAAATTAATACTTAATCTTGTCAATGGAATTATTAGTAATCTTCCACAGATTGCAACTGCAGCGGCTCAGGCAGTGGCGAAAATGACGGCTACAATTGGACAGAATCTACCGCGGGTTCTGCAGTCCGGTATTGAGATTATTGGAAAGTTGGCGGCTGGATTAATTCGAGCAATCCCAAGCCTTATAGCTCAGATTCCTCAAATTATTTCTGGAATTCGAAACGCGTTTTCAAACGTTGCTTGGGGGACTATTGGTCACAATATTATCCAGGGAATTGCGAATGGACTTAGAAATGCAGGACATATGTTGTGGGAAGCTGTCAAGGGATTGCTTGGAAGTTTTAAGGATAATGTACTGTCGTTCTTCGGAATCCATTCTCCTTCTCGTTGGGGTATATATGTCGGAGAGATGATTGACACTGGATTCGCAAAAGGAATTATAGGAGAGCTTCCTTCCATTACTTCTGCAGTTTCCAAATTACAGGATATTGCTACAAGCCCGTTCTCAAACGCGAATTTGAATTATGATTTACAGGGGGCAAACAGCTCTAGAACATCAGGAAATGAGACGTCAAGCCGACTTGATACTTTAATTGCATTATTAAGAGCGATTATTGCAATCATAGATGGAAAGCCAAGCGGAGATGTAAGCGAACGAGAGCTGATTCGAGCATTAAGAGATATGGGGGTTGTATTCGAATGATAGAAATCAAATATGTGTGCTCTAATGGGAAAGAATACAATCTTGTGGGTAACCGGATGAGACCAACGTCCGGTTATTTCCATGAATATGAATGGAAACCAATGACCACAGATCAGGAAATTGGAGCAGATGTATACGGGTTTGAAAAAGAACCAAAAACATATCAAATCACATTAACATTCCGTGGACCACTGGAAGTACGCAAAGCCAAGATGGATGAGTTGACAAACTGCTTTGAGTATGACGTTGTAAATCTTACTCCAGGGCGTATATGGTTTGGAAACTATTATATTGATTGTTATATTAAGGATATGTCCAGCAAAGTGTCATCTACCAGGAACTGCTGGACAGACATGGAACTCGGTATCTACTGTCCATATCCTATGTGGGCAGAGGAAGAATCTAAGAGCTTCTATCCGGATAGCGCAGACAAGGGGGAAATTTATAACTTCTTAGATTACCCATATGATTATCAATATGACTATTCAAAACCATTATCCGGAACAGAGCATTGGTATGTAGATCATTACAGAAGTAGCAATTTTCAGATGACTATCTATGGCCCGTGTGCGAATCCAAGAATCATAATTGCCGGACAAGTCTATCAAGTGTATGACACGCTTGAAGCACATGAATACATTGCTATTGATTCACGTAAGAAAACAATTATAAAAAGACTTGCTAATGGTACGGAACAGAACATTTTTTATAAGAAAGCAACTGGCAATTCTATATTCACGGAAATTCCGGCAGGAGATATCTTGATAAATTGGAGTGGAGAGTTTGGCTTCGACATTGTGGTGTACAAAGAAAGGAGTGTACCGGAATGGATCTCATCAAAACAGATCAATACGGAAGGCAGATCGGCTATGTCCAGGGTGCAAATATAGATTTCGAAGTCGGAGCTGATGAAGCCGACAGTATTAATGATTTTGAGATTGAGCTTAAGCGTTGGAATTGGGATGGGTCTATTAGATATGGAACTAGAGTATTTTCACCGGATACTGAGTATGGCGGAATTGTCCGAGAAATCAGCACCGATACAAGTACCAATGTAATCCGCGCAAAAGGAGATACCTGGCGTGGAATGATGACTAAAAAAATTATACAGCCATTAAGTGGCCAGGATTACGCAACAGCATCTGGGGAACTTAATTCAATTATAAAATCCAAGGTTGAAGCTGAGTTCCCTGGACTCTTTTATGGCGTTACTGCAGATACGGGTGTTACAGTGAACAATTATCAATATGACCGATATTGTACCTTGCATACTGGACTGGCTAAGATGTTGAAATCAGTAGGATATCGACTGGATATCAGATACCAAGAAGGTGATGCTGGTATGGCCGGATATGTGAAAGTGAGCGCTGTTCCAATCAACGATCTGTCATCAGAATATGAGCTGACCAATGATAATAACATGAATTTCACAACTGACGATAACCGGCGCGGAATCAACCATCTGATTTGCCTTGGAAAAGGGGATTTAAAGGACAGGTTGGTTATACATCTATACACTGATCAGAACGGTGCAATTTCGCAGACTCAGCAATATTTTAAGGGAGCAGAGGAAATTGTGGCTATATATGATAGCAGCGGATCAGAAAGAGATGACCTGATTAAGAATGGAATTAAGGAACTGGAAAGCAAGAAGTCAAGTATGTCTTACAACATGACCATGACTAAGTTGGAGGGAAATATCGATTTAGGAGATATTGTTGGAGGAAAAGATTATCTAACCGGAATTAGCATGAAGAAACCGATTGGCCGAAAGATATGGACAATATCCTCCGGAAAAGAAAAAGTAGTGTATAAACTGGAAGGAGAGACATAATGGAAATAATTACAGGATATACAGGAAAGCCCCATGTAACATCAGAACAGGATAGAGATGTAAATATTGGAGTTGTGGGAGAAGGATCTTATGTACTGCGGACTGGAATGCAGTTGGCAGCAGAGGTATCTTCCAACAATGAAATTAAAATCAGAGACGGTGTGCTGATGCATCAAGGGTGCACAGCATCAATCAAGAAAAATACATATGACTCTCTTACTATCACCAATGGTAGTCAGGGAATGAAACGTGTTGATTTGATTGTTGCAAGATACGAAAAGAATCAAGACAGTGGAATAGAAAGTCTTGACTTGAAAGTTATACAGGGAACACCGTCGGAATCAAACCCGGCAGCACCACAATATACAGAGGGGGATATTCAGGCCGGCGATTATGTGGCAGATATGCCATTGTACCAAGTTATTATTGAGGGACTTAATATTACAGAAGTAAAAGAGATGTTTAAAGTCATTGGATCAAATAAGGATTTGTCCAATAAGCTTGCTGAAATTAGCAAAAAAATGACTGGTAAGTATGCCTACGCATATACCACTTATCTGGATGCCGAAAAAAGTACAAAAACATCCCTGACACTTAATAGCATCAAGGCGACAGGGCATGGCAGAAAATGTATCCTAATGTGCTGGGGTGCTCTCAAAGTAACAACTTTGACAGCAAGGCTGAGCGTCTATGTCAACGGCAAAGATAGTTGTTCTGGAATAACATCATCCACAAGCTATGTGCCGGTATTTGACAGCAACATTATAACCCTTCCGGAGGGCGAAAACACGATAGAGATAAGACTGTCAGCACAAGCGAATACAGCTACTGCATATATTGGACGTTATCACAAACTTGGCTTCATTGTCGCAGAATTATAATCCTTATTTTCCGAAATAGAATATTACATAATTTATTCTAAAGCTGCCAGCATAAGCATTCCGATCAAATACTGCGTTCCATGCGCCTTTTGAGTAGGAACTGCCTACGTGTGCTGGTTGAACAGAAGCATCTCCGTTAGCCATTGATACTATCGTGTTTTCATTATTAGAATCGTTTACGCCAAGCGCTGCATTTATCTCAGAATTGGTAAACACCTGTACAGATGTGCTAGCTTTTGCTGTTACAATTTTTGATCCGCCTATCATTTTAGTTATATTCTTATTGAATGAATTTACGGATGTTATATTTTTATTTAATTCAGCAACTTTGTTGGACAAATCCTTATTTTACACAGAAAGGAGATATACATAATTATGAAAATTACATTCAATGATGCAACAGAGTTGACCATCCAGTCAGCGAGCACCCGGCCGGACGGGAGCCTGCTGATCAAAACAATATCAGAAACTGAAGAGAATCTGAAGACAATCTTTCAGGATGGCATGAAGACCAAGAAGATGATCATCAAGGAAAGAGAATCAACCATTGAAACTTATGAAAACTTTTCGCAGTTGGAGGCAATCGTGAAATATACAGCCGGCATTTTAGGGGTAGTGCTCTATAAGTCCGGCGAGACGCCAGAAGACAAACTGGAGGCTCTTAAGAAAGAAAATGCAGATCTGAAAGAGAGCATGGATATGCTCCAGGGCTGTATTCTGGAAATGTCAGAGTTGGTATATCAGTAATGGTAACTTTATTAACAAATTTATTCATATTATTACAACATTCAGGAGGTAAAGAAATGATGGCAATGTTATGGGCACAGCAGATTATGTTAGGAAAGAAGACTTATGATCAGGTACCAAGATTATTGAAAGATAAGGTAAAAGAGATCCTGGAAGATTCCGGAATGGGAGAACTTGCAAACGATAAATAGTGAGGCGGTGATTATATGATAAGAGGAACTACACCGACACTTGAGTTTGCTCTGCCGTTTGAAGTAGATCTGATTGCAGAGGCGTATGTTACGATATCACAGAATCAATCAGTGGTGATTGATAAGAGCTTGTCGGAGCTTACGTGTGCAGGAAAAACACTGACTGTTAAGTTATCGCAAGAGGACACATTAAAACTGCAGCAATCGGAGTTCAAACCAGCGGAAGTGCAGATACGTGTGCGAATGAAGAGCGGAGATGCGCTGGCATCTGATATCATGAGATTGCATGTAGGGCGGATTCTGAAGGAAGGTGTGATTTAATGAGACTAGAGGTATCATTTCGTGTGTTGAATAAAAATCTGGATGTCGATTTTTCTGCAAAGGATAAAAAACTAAACGCAGAATTTCAATGTTTTCAGCGTATCACTGAGCAGGGGGATGTTGATTACTACGATGGTTCCTACACGGTCACACCAAAAGTGGAAGAACAGAGTCTTCCAACGAGTAAAAAATATCTTGCAGAAGATGTGAGAATAAAAGAAATCCCGATCTTCGAGGTGAGCAACCTCGAAGGCGGACAAACAGTGTTTATTGGAAAGGAGATATAACAATGGGAATTAATAAAGTTGTGTATGGTGGAAAGACACTGATTGATTTAACAGGAGATACAGTGACAGCGGACAAGCTGTTGGAAGGTGTCACGGCTCACGGAAAAGACGGCGAGGTGGTCACGGGTGCTTGCACATTTGACGTGGATTCTAATGACGCTAACGCCGCAGTGGCAGAGGTCTTGAAAGGCAAAACGGCTTATGCAAGAGGAACAAAAATTGTCGGAACGATGCCAAATAACGGTGCTGTGACTGGAACAATTAAGACTCTGACAGAAAGCTATGTGATCACACAAGGCTATCATGACGGCTCCGGAACTGTAACCATTGATAGTGCGGAACAGGCAAAGCTTGTCGCTAAAAACATTCGAGAAGGAATCACGATCCTCGGTGTAAAGGGTACAATGTCGAGTAGCGAAGGAATGAAAGCACAAGCAAAAACAGTTACCCCGTCAAATTCACAGCAGACAATCTTACCGGATACGACATACAACTGTCTTTCACAGGTTACTGTCAATGCGATTCCATATGCAGAATCGGAGAATTCAGCGGGCGGAACTACAGTCACGATCGGATAAGGAGCAATGCAACATGGCTATAAGCAAAGTGGAATATATTGGAAGGGTTTTGATTGACTTAACTCAGGACACTGTCTCGGAAAACAACTTGCTGTCTGGGGTAGTGGCTCATGACGCCACGGGAAGGCAAATAACAGGCGCGCTTGAAAACGTTGGTGACGGTAAATATATCTGGGCAAAGCACATTGGCAAAGTGTGGGATATAACTACTACTGAACTTGGAACGACAGGCCCGTCTGACAGTAGTTCTTATTCGTATGGTTACTATGTTGTGACAGATGAAGGGTATTTTGTTTTAAAGGGAGAAAAAGGTGTACTCGGTGATGGATATGCCTATATCAAAGGAAAAGGCGCAGAAACGCATCCTAAATCTGTGTATCAATTAAATAATACGTATGCATATGGTTCTGGATTTACAAAACATTACTATCGATTAGACATAAGCGATACATACACAGAAGGAAAAGGTTCTTTTGTCGGATATGTATCATCTGATGTTTCATCTGATTATCCTGATGATGGTCTAAAAGATGGATATTATTATGTCAAAATGAGCGAAGGCACTTCTTCTGGTTCTGGAACAAATACGTCCGACGCAACGGTTGTAGCTTCCGATATCTTATCGGGAAAAATAGCTTATGGGAAAGACGGAAAACTGACGGGTTCTATGACTGACAACGGTGCTGTTAATAAATCCATCAATGGTAAATCGGAAAGCTATACGATTCCAAAAGGATATCATAATGGTTCGGGAAAAGTTGCTATAAGTGATGAAGAACAGGCAAAGATTATTGCTTCCAATATCAAGAAAGGAATTTCTATTCTTGGTGTAATGGGATCATATGAAGCAGCATCATCGGGAGGTTCATCAGAAAACAACTGCGAAGCTTATCTTGTTGATGTCCTGAATCCGACAGTATCGTTTAAAAAAGCATCAGGCACTATCAAAGCCTACGGTTATGCTTACGCTACTACTAAACAGTCGTGGGGTTCTAAAACGACAACAGTCTATGCTTTTAATGGCACAAATTATTATAAATCAGCTACTTACGGATCACCAACAGCAACGAATATTACGCTTGGTATTTCTGACGGAAAACTGACAGGATTACCATCAGGTTTATCTGGTGGATCTTTATTAGTGACAAGAGGCATTTAAACTGTGTGAAACTATGGTGGTCACAATTACAGAAAAGAAATTGAAGAAAGGGTTATGAATCATGAGGAAAATCAAAGTATTATTGTCACTGATGTTGGTAATGCTGTTTGCAATTGGCATGCATTCTACAGCAAATGCGTGTACACCTAAACTTGAAATAGACATGCCTGAAATTCCTGATATTGAATTACCAGATAGCACAAAAGATATGATTAGTGCAGGTGTGGAAAATTATTTCAAGAAGTGCATTCTTGATAAACCAATTATTGAGGATGCAACATATATGAATAAAACTATGGGAAGATATTCTTTTTCTTATTTGTGCGTGAGTTGGGATAAAGTAGAAAATGCCACATCATATAAGATAGAAGTCATTAAGAATGATGGAACTTCCAAAGTTTATGAAACAAATAAATCATATTTCTATACAAGCAGACAGGATGAATTCATCATGGAAGGTATGGATGGAGCAAAAGTAAAAGTCAGAGCCTATGGTGAAAATGATACATTCGGTGTATGGTCGGAAAAGAAGGAAGTTTCAGGTGTTGATTCAACAGGTGGTGTGGAAGTTCACACTGTTGATATTCCATATCAGGGCAAGACCGAAAGGTCTTATTTTTATGCGCAAAATTAAAGAATCGAGGTACATAGAGTGTATGTAGACGTAAACACAATCATTACTGCTGGAAGC